AGTTTTTTAACCCCCACATCCCTCCAGCAACTCCACAATTTATTTGTCCAATTTTTTATACCCAACAAATCACGCGTAAATCGCCCAGATATTTTTACCCACCCCGTACACAAAGCGTTCCCAAAAATTTTTTCCTGTGTTATCTTCCGGGTATGCACTCATCCATCAATGCGGATCAGCTGCTGCGTGAACTTGCTCTTTCCATAGCGCGTAACTCCGTGGGTGCCCAGAGGCCGATCCACGAGGTGATTGCAGGTGAGGGACTCACGCAGACTGAATACGATGCCATTTCGACCAATCCTCAGTACCAGCGGTACGTAGATGCGTACACGAAGGAGCTGAGGGACAGCGGCTTCTCGGTGCAAGCCAAGGCCAAGCTGCTGTTGGAGGATTTGCTGCCAACGATGTACCATTTGGCCAAGGATGTGGACGCGCCAGCGGCTGCGAGGGTCAAAATCTTCGAGAATTTCGCAGAATTGGCCGATGCCAAGCCCAAAAACACGGGTCAAACGGCTGCTGGGCCCGGTTTCACAATCACTTTTAACATCCCGCAGACGGCTCAAAATGCCCACCAAACCATCGTTTTGGAGGCTGAAAACGTCGAAAAAACCCCCGCAAAGACCGAAAATTTGCCATTTTTGGTCGAAAAACAGCCCATTTTGCTGTCTGAGGGCGATGACTATGAGTACGCGGGAGATGACGTGCTATGAGCGTGAACTACACCCCTGTCCCGTCGGTGACACCATACCTGCTCAGCGACAAATTCCAGAGTTTCATCATCGGCCCGGTGGGTTCGACCAAGACGACGGCGTCTTTGATGAAGATTCCGCTCGAAGCGAAGAAGATGGCTGCCAGTCAGGACGGCATTCGCCGATCACGCTGCGCGGTTGTGCGTAACACACGCCAGATGCTGCTGGACTCGACCATCAAGGACTTCTTGAACCTGTTCCCCGAGGGCTTGGCCGGGCACTACATGCGTACCGAGCTGAAATACATCCTCAAGTTCGACGACGTGGAGTGCGAAGTGCTGTTCCGGGGGCTGGATGATGCCGATGACGTGCGCCGCCTGCTATCTTTGCAGCTCTCATTTGCCATGGTGGACGAGGTGCGCGAGATCAACGCGGACGTGTTCGACGCGCTCACGGGCCGGGTGGGGCGTTACCCCAACGGGATGATGGTGCCGCACCGCGCGGTGTGGGGCAATGATGAGAAGGGCAACCCGATCCAAGGGTGCGTGGATGACTATGGCAACCAGATGAAGAAAGTGTGGGGCGCGACCAACCCGCCTGACCTCGACGCACACTGGGAGCAGTATTTCACCAACGCCGACACCAGCAAAATCCACGTGACCATCCAGCCCTCGGGCCGCTCGGACAAAGCCGACTGGGTGCAGCACCTGCCGACCAACTACTACGAAGACCTCATGGTGGGTAAGTCGGAGGATTGGATCAGCGTGTACGTGGACGGGGAGTGGGGCAAGAGCTTGTCCGGCACTCCGGTGTACGACAAGACGTTCGCGGCTGACTTCCACGTGGCCAAAGAGCACATCAAGCCGATCCAGAACATGGACTATCCCATCACGATCGGGCTGGACTTCGGGCGCACGCCGTCGGCGGCGTTCATGCAGCGCGACCCGCGCGGGCGGGTGCTGGTGCTGTCCGAGATCACCTCGGAGAACATGGGGCTGGACACGTTCATCAACACCAAGCTCAACCCGCACATCTCCAACAACTACCCGGGCTACCAGTTCGTGGTCGCGCCTGACCCAGCGGGGTTCATGAAGCAGCAGGCCAGCGAGCTGACCCTCGTCAACCAGCTGGAGCAGGCCGGGTTCAAGTGTATCAAGCCGCCGACCAACGACCCAGAAAAGCGCATCGCCGCCGTCGAGCGTCTGCTCAGCCAGCAGATCGAGGGCAAGGCCATGTTCCTCGTTGACCCGCGCTGCACCCACTTGATCAAGGGCTTCCGGTCGGGGTATCGGTACAAGGTCAAGAAGAACGGCGAGATGGAAGACAAGCCGGACAAGAACGAGTTCAGCCACATCCACGACGCCTTGCAGTACGGCTCAGCGGTGATCGACATGAACATCCGAGGGTTTGGGATCGCACAGGCCCGGCGAGAAGTCAAGAAGGTTCGGTACGCTTACACTTGACCGCCCCGGGCGCGGGAGTACAATTTCGGCAATTTCTATGGAGCCACCATGGCATCAGGTCTCGCCCTTATCCCCGTCGCCCGTGCATCTGACCTTGAGGCGGAAGCCCGCAAACGCAGCGATGCGTTGCAGAATGAACCCGTCATCCAAGGCCTTGCTGCCCACGTTCGCACGCGCTGGGACAGCGCCCGCATTGCCAAGCGCAAGCTCGAAGAGCGCATGCTGCAGTGTTTGCGCCAGCGCAACGGCGAGTACGACCCCGACAAGCTCTCCGAGATCAAGGCCCAAGGCGGCTCTGACATCTTCATCAACCTGACCTCCGTGAAGTGCCGCGCGGCCACCAGCTGGCTGCGGGACACGCTGCTCGGCTCGGGCGCTGACAAGCCGTGGAGCATCGAGAGCACACCCATCCCAGACCTGCCGCCCGAGGTGACTCAGGGCATGATGAACGCCATGGCGCAGCAGCTGCAGACCATGATGATGCAGGGTCAGCCCATGCCGGACGAGAGCACACTGCGTGACATCGCTGGGCAGATGAAAGACGAGGCGCTGCGTAAACTCAAGGAAGAGTCGGACGCACGCATGGAGCGCATGGAACGCAAGATGGAAGACCAGCTCGACGAGGGCGGCTGGACTCAGGCATTCAACGAGTTCCTCGACGACATCGTGACATTCCCCTACGCCGTGCTCAAGGGGCCCATCAAGCGCAAGCGCAAAACCCTGCAGTGGCAGAACGGCAAGCTGGTGCCCACCGAGATCATCCGCAACGAGTGGGAGCGCGTCGATCCGTTCTACATCTACTGGGCCCCATGGGCTTGGGAGCTGAACGATGGCTACGTCATCGAGCGCCACCGCCTGACTTCTGACGACCTGCAAGCCCTGATCGGCGTGCCCGGCTACAACGACGACGCCATCCGCACGGTGCTGAACGACTTCGGCACTGAGGGCATGAAGCAGTGGCTGTGGACTGACGCATCCAAGGCGCAGGCCGAGGGCAAATACGTCACTGAAGCCATCGTCTCGGGCGACCTCGTGGACGCCATCCAGCTGTGGGACTCTGTCAAGGGTAGCCTGCTCATCGAGTGGGGCCTGACCGAGAAGGAGATTCCTGACCCGGCGCTGACGTACCCCTGCGAAGTGTGGCTCATCGGCTCGACCGTGATCCGCGCGGTGCTCAACTACGACCCACTGGGTCGCAAGCCGTACTACCTGACCAGCTACGAGAACACCCCGGGCGCGGTGGACGGCAAGGGCGTGACCGACCTGTGCCGCGACGCGCAGTCGATGGTGAACGCTTCGGGCCGGGCACTGGCCAACAACATGGGTATCAGCTCTGGCCCACAGGTGGGCGTGAATATCTCCCGCCTGCCCCCGGGCGAGGACATCACCGACCTGCACCCATGGAAAATCTGGCAGTTTCAAGCGTCGGACTACGGCGACAGCTCGGCCCCCCTCACGTTCTTCCAGCCCCAGAGCAACGCGCAAGAGCTCATGGCTGTGTTCGAGAAGTTCAGCGCTCGCGCGGACGAGGACACCATGATTCCTCGCTACATGACTGGCGAGAACACCCCCGGCGCTGGCCGCACATCGTCTGGCTTGTCCATGCTGATCAGCAACGCTGGCAAGGGCATCAAGCAGGTGATCAGCAACATCGACCAGAACGTCATCGTGCCCGCTATCGAGCGCCTGTACCAAGACAATCTGCGATACAGCCAAGACCCTGACTTGGTCGGCGACGTGAACATTGTGGCCAAGGGCGCAACATCGTTGGTCATCAAGGAAGCCGAGGCCGTGCGCCGCAACGAGTTCCTGCAGATGGTGCTCAACAGCCCAGTGGCCCAGCAGATCGTCGGCATGGACGGCGCTGCCGAGCTGCTGCGCGAGTCAGCTCGCAACCTGAGCGGCAACGTCGATCGCATCGTCCCTGACCGCAACCAGCTGAGCACAATGCAGCAGCAACAGCAGATGATCCAGCAGCTCCAAGAGCAGATCGCCATGTTGACTGGCGTTGGCCCAGACGGCAAACCAATCCCGCAAGGGCCCGGCGCTGGGCCGCAAGTCCAGCCCAAAAACATGCTCCCAGACGGTTCGCAAGTAGGCGGACGTGAGGGCAACTACACATCCCCACGACCGAACGGAGTTTGACATGAAAGGCATCACCGCCACCCCCACCATCGCTGGGCTGATCATGCAGTTGTTCCATGCGCGTACCAACGCGCATGTGCTGCACTTGCGCACCAAGAGCTATGCCACGCACGTCGCGCTCAATGAGTTCTACGACAGCATCGTGGAGCTGGCCGACACGCTGGCTGAGGCGACCCAAGGGCGCTATGGCATCTTGGATTACCCAGAGCTGCCATACAAGCCTGAGTCTGACCCGATTCAGATGGTGCGTGGGCTGCGTCGATACATCGACGAGAACCGTGCAAGCATGTGTGACCACAGCGAGTTGCAGAATCTGATCGACGAGATCGTCGCTCAAACCGACTCGACGTTGTACAAACTTGAAAATTTATCTTGACGCATACCCCGTAACTGGGTATAGAATTCGCGCATGAAAACTTTTGTGGGTGTGAAGCCCGACCGGCAGCACATGCAAGCGCTTATGCGCTGCAAGCAGCCAGAAAACACGGTGCTCTTGGAGTTGTTCCGAGCCAAACTGGAAGAGGTCAAGGCCTCGCTGGTGAAAGCTGATGACCAAGTCCAGATGTACCGGCTTCAAGGTCAGGCGATCGCCCTTTCAGATTTCCTCGAAGCGGTTGAGAAATCGCAAGAGGTTTTCGACCGGATCAAATGATCCGATTTTGTAGTCCGAGCAAACCATTATGTGAACGGCAGACCGCAGTAGGAGCCTGTAGCAGAGTTGGAGCTTTTTGGAGAACCTAATGGCATTGCCAAAACAAGTTGAAGCCCAGTTGAAGGAACTGGAAAAGATCGAACAGCAGCTGGCAGCAGCGCAGAACCCGGCCCCGGCAGACCCGCCCGCCGACCCTGCACCCACCCCGGCAGAGCCTACCGACCCAGCCCCAGTTGATCCAGCAGAGCCCAAACCTGTTGAGACAAAGCCAGCACCGACCGACCCGGAAGTGCCGGAAGAGACATGGCAGCAGAAGTACAAAACCCTCAAGGGCATGTACGACGCAGAAGTGCCTCGTTTGCACGCTGATATTCGTGAGTTGAAGAGCCAGATGGAGTCCCTCCGTAAGAGCGCTGAAACCACGAAGACAGAGCCCAAACAGCCCGCACAGCCGACCAAGTTGGTGACGGACGCAGATGTTCAAGCGTTCGGTGAGGACTTGATCGAAGTCCAACGCAAAGTTGCCCGCGAAGTGGCAGCAGAATTCCGTAGCGAGCTGGACGCTATGAAAGCCGAGAACGACAAGTTGCGCGAGCAGCTTACCGCGACTGGCAATCAAGTGTCTGAAGCAACCTTCGAGCAGCGTCTGCACCGTCTGGTGCCCGACTTTGACGCAGTCAACGCTGATCCCAAGTGGATCGCGTGGCTCAACGAAGTTGACCCGCTGCTCCGAGGCCCACGGATGACTGTTGCCCAAGACGCGTTCAACCGAGGCGATGCTGAGTCGGTGGCACACTACATCGGGATGTTCAAAGCGACCATCACCCCTGTGGAGCCAGCAAGCGACAAAGCCACTGAGATTGAACTCCAAGTCCAGCCAAAGCGTACCGCATCCACTGCGGCCCCGACCTCTACCAAGGGGAAGACGTACTCGACAGCCGACATCGACAAGATGTTCAAGCGAGTCGCCGATCTGGGCAACAAGGGACAGCTCGAAGAGGCACGTAAACTTGAAGCTGAAATCGACGCTGCGTACATGCAAGGCCGGGTAACTGGTTGAGCACGAAGCAGGTCACAACCCAACCTGTTTTATAGGAGGCCATCATGGCTGCTGTTTTCCCCGTCACGGGCTCTGGTGCATTTGACACCAACCCTTCGTACTCCGGTGCCTTTATTCCGACCCTGTGGTCGGGCAAGTTGCTGGCCAAGTTCTACCAGAACACCATGCTCTCGGAAATCGCTAACACCGACTACGAAGGCGAACTGAAGAACCAAGGCGATACCATCCGTATCCGTCTGGCTCCTTCCATCAGCATCTCTGACTACACTGTTGGCCAGACCCTGTCCTACGAAGTTCCCACCCCGATCTTCCAAGACATGCAGGTCAACAAGGGCAAGTATTTCGGCGTTCAAGTGAACGACGTGCTGGCCTATCAGTCCGACATGAACCTGATGAACATGTTCACGGAAGACGCTGCCAAGCAGCTGAAGATCGCCATCGAAAACGAAGTGTTCTTCAACAACTTCGTGACCGAAGGCCCTGACGCTGCCAACAAGGGCGCTACCGCTGGCAAGATCAGCGCTGCCTACAACCTCGGCACCGACACTACCCCGATCGACCAAGCCACGCCTCAAAACGTGTTGAACGCGATCCTGCGTATGTCCACCGCCTTGGATGAGCAGAACGTGCCCGAAGATGGCCGCTTCTTGGTCATCAGCCCCTACGACCGTCATCTGCTGATGCAGTCGAACATCGCTCAGGCGTACTTCACTGGCGACCAGTCGAGCACCATCCGTACTGGCAAGATTGGTATGCTGGATCGCTTCACTGTCTATGTGAGCAACCTGCTGCCCCACGGCGAAGCTGGCAAGGCTTTCGTGGCTGGTCTGTCTGCCACCTCCACTGGCGGCGCTGTGACCAATGCCAAGGCTCGTCGCATGATGGTCGCTGGTACCAAGCACGCCATGTCGTTCGCCATGACTGTGAACAAGACTGAGCCTCTGCGTAACCAGACTGACTTCGGCGACATTGTCCGTGGTCTGGCTGTGTATGGTCGCAAGGTCGTCAAGCCACAGGCACTGGTGACCGCTGTGGTTGGCTCCGCCACCTGATTGGTGCTACAGTAAAGGGGCCCTTCGGGGCCCCTTTTCACATCTGGAGATACAAAATGACTGTTTACGAACTGCTCGAAAAGCGCAACGGCTTCATCCTGATCAACAAGGCCATCGTGGTCGTTGACGGCGAAGAAGTGGTTGTTGGCCAATTCGACGGCCCTGACATGGTGTTCACTGAAGCTGGCAATGAACTCGCCGCCATCGTGTCCAATGAGCCCGCCGCTCGTGCCCCTCGCAAACCTCGCGCCGCTGCGGTAGAATCCGTGGAACCCCAGCCACAAGCCGAAGCTCCCGCTGAAGCCGCTGCTGAAGTTCCGGCAGAAGCTGAACAAGCCCCCGCCGCTGAGTAAGCCCTGTAAGGTCTGCCATGAAACCTCTTAGCGCGTTCCACCCTCGCATCCTGCCACACCTGCCCGGCTGCACTGCGCCGTTTGCAGATCAGGTTCTTGTGGCCGCCGCTATCGACTTCTGCCGGAAGTCTACGGTTTTGCGGCAGAACCTCTACACGTTCCAGACCATCGTTGGTGAGACGCAGTACGATCTGGTCGCGCCAACGATCCAATACGAAGTCCAGCGGGTTCTGTCCGTCAATGTGAACGGGAAAGAGCTGTCGCCGGGCATGGCTGAAATCATTCGCAATGATCTGCCCACTGGCAAAGCACAGCCACGCGGTTTCTACACCGACCGCACTGGGTCATATCTCACACTGCAGCTGACGCCCCCGCCTGATGGGGTGTATGACGTGATCGTCAACGCCAGCCTGCGTCCTTCCTCTACGGCTACTCAGCTGGACGATGACCTGTACAACCTCTGGATCGACCCGATTGTGAACGACGCTATCGCCCGGGCCATGATGGTGCCGGATCAGCCGTTCACGAACCCAGCACAGGCGCAGGTGTTCCAGTTGCAGGCCGCCCGCGCGGCTACGAATTCCCGGATCGAAAGCAACTACGGCCAGCTCCGTGGTTCGATGACTGTCCGCCCCCGCCCTTTCGCGTGAGGTAATCATGGCCATCACCGCCAAATCAATCATCCAACGCGCCGCTGAGACTCTGCAAGACTTGGGTGGCGTTCGTTGGACATCTGCCGAACTCGTCCGCTATCTCAACGACGGCCAGCGCGAGATTTGTGTCTACCGCCCCGACGCTACCGAGCAGTGGGCGGAAGTCAGCTGTGTCGCAGGCCCACGTCAAACGCTGCCTGATGACGGCGCAAAGCTGATTGACATCACCCGTAATACCAGTCTTGTGAGTCAACGTAATGCCATTCGCATGGTCGATCGTTCGCTTCTGACTTCGCAAGTGCCCGGCTGGTACAGTGAAGCACAAGCGGCAGACATCGTGCACTACATGTACGACGCACGTGACCCCAAGATTTTCTTCGTTTACCCTCCCGCCAGCACTTCAGCCAAAATTGAGATTCTGTATTCGGCGTACCCAGTTGACATCGACGAACCCACTTCTGGCGTGACATACACGAGCGTGTCTGGCGACATCAGCGTCGCCGACCAGTTCGCCAATGCGCTGACAGATTACGTGCTGTACCGCGCCTTCACCAAAGACGCAGAAATGTCAGGCACTGCTGGGCGTGCACAGGCGCACTATGCTCAGTTCGCCAACGCTATTGGTATCGAGCTCAAGTCTACGGCTGGCGTCGCGCCCATGCTCTCTGGAAAAGCTGGCGTGCAGTGAGCATTGCGCGGTAAACTACTCCATGACGTAACCCGGACATCAAGCCTATGACAGCAGCAACCTATGACTTCCAGATTGAACAGGGCGCTACGCTGTCCAAGAACTTCGTCTGGAAGACCAGCGACGGTGCGCCGATCGACCTGACCAATTACGCGGGCAAACTGCAGGTTCGCTCGTCTGTCACGTCCGACACTGTGCTGTTGGAGATGTCCACGCAAAATGGCCGCATCCAGCTAGGCGGCACAGCGGGCACCATCGTTCTGGCCATGGCCAACACAGAGACATCAGCGATAACATGGCTGCGCGGGGTGTACTCCTTCGAGCTTACTGCTCCTGATGGCACGGTTACCCGTCTGCTTGACGGCTCAATCTCTGTGTCTCGGGAGATTGTGCGATGAGCTACACAATCCTGATCGACCAAAGCACCAACAACGTCATCACGATCGAAGACGCGCCGCTCACGCCTTCCGTCGTCGAGATTGTGCAGATCGGCCCTATGGGCCCCACAGGCCCACGCGGCATCGGCTTGCAGCTCAAGGGCACTGTCGAGACAACGGGCGACCTGCCTTTTGTGGGCAACACTGAGGGCGACGGCTATCTCGTCTCCACCTCTGGCCACCTGTACGTTTACAGTGGGCTGTCGTGGGTCGATGGCGGCACCTTCACGGGCCCAACAGGCCCTACAGGCATCCCCGGGGCAGGTATCTCGGTGAAAGGCGCAGTGTCCACCGCAGGCAACTTGCCTTCGACTGGGCAGACGCTCGGCGATGCGTATGTCGTCACCACGACTGGCCACCTCTTTGTATGGGATGGCATCTCGTGGATTGACACTGGCACAGTCGTCGGCCCCACTGGCGCTGTCGGCCCTACAGGTCACGATGGCCCACAGGGCATCCAAGGTGTCGTCGGCCCAACGGGCCCCACTGGTGCAGCCTCGACCGTTGCTGGCCCCACGGGTGCTCAGGGCATTGTCGGCCCTACTGGTGCAGTCGGCCCAACGGGTGCGCCATCGACTGTCGCTGGCCCCACAGGCCCCACAGGATCGCAGGGCTTGCCCGGCACATCGTTCAACTTCAAGGGCGAGACTGCTTCACCTGCCACACTGCCTACGACCGGCAACCTACCAAACGACGCCTATGTAGTATTGACCGATGGCGGGTTGTATGTCTGGAATGGCTCGTCTTGGTACAACACCGGCCACATCATCGGCCCCACTGGCCCTACAGGTAGCGCTGGTTTAACTGGCCCAACGGGCGCAGCAGGTGTTGCAGGCACTGCAGGCCCCACGGGTGCTACCGGCCCGACCGGCGCATTCGCGTTCTATTTTCAGCCCAGCCCTCCTGACAACCCAGTTCCGGGCGATGTCTGGGTGGACAGCGAGAGTGGGCGCGAGTACAAGTACGCAGACGATGGCACCAGCGCTCAGTGGTTCGAGACGCAGGAAGGCCCGTTCATCGCCCCCACAGGCCCTACTGGCGTGGCCGGGCCAACTGGCCCAACTGGTGCCCAAGGCATCGTCGGCCCAACGGGCGCAACTGGCGCGGCCTCGACCATTGCTGGCCCGACTGGAGCGCAAGGCGTTGTCGGCCCCACAGGCGCGACAGGCCCTACGGGTGCTGCGTCAACTGTAGCTGGCCCTACTGGAGCGCAAGGTGTTGTCGGCCCCACAGGCGCGACAGGCGCTGCTTCGACCGTAGCTGGGCCGACTGGCCCAACAGGTGCGCAGGGTAGAGATTCGACCGTTGCTGGCCCCACAGGTGCCCTTGGCCCCACAGGCCCCACGGGTGCTACCGGCCCCGTTGGCCAGAATGGTGCTCAAGGCATACAAGGCCCTGTTGGCCCCACAGGCCCTGTCGGCTTGCAAGGCCCCACAGGTGTACAAGGCCCACAGGGCATTCAAGGTAACCAAGGTGCTGTCGGCCCGACCGGAACCACAGGCGCGACGGGCGTAGCGGGTGCTACAGGCCCCACGGGCGCTGCTGGCATCACTGGTGCTGCTGGTCCCACTGGGCCGCAGGGCGTGCAGGGTATTCAGGGCGTTCAAGGTGATGTGGGCCCGGCAGGCGCTGCTGGCCCCACCGGACCTCAAGGCCCTCAAGGTGACATCGGCTTCCAAGGTATCCCCGGCAGTGCTGGTCCTACTGGCGCGACTGGCCCTGCTGGTCAGGACGGCACAGGCATCACGGTCAAAGGTGCTGTGGCGGCCATAGGTGATCTTCCATCGACTGGCAACACTGAAGGTGACGCCTACATCGTCAACGCGAACGGCCACCTATACGTCTGGGGCGGCGCTTCATGGAGCGATGCTGGCCAACTGGTCGGCCCCACTGGTGGCGTGGGCCCCACCGGCCCGACTGGCGCGGCTGGTGCACAGGGTGCGAATGGTGAAGTCGGCCCCACCGGCCCCACGGGTACGCAGGGTGGGCAAGGCGACGTCGGCCCGACCGGCCCCCAAGGTGTCCAAGGTATTCAGGGCAATGATGGCGCAGCTGGCGCTGCTGGCCCCACTGGCCCTGCAGGGGCGACTGGCCCCACGGGTGCAGCGGGTTCTGCTGGCGCAGCAGGCGCGGTGGGCCCCACCGGCCCTCAAGGTGTTCAGGGCGTTCAGGGCAATGATGGCGCAGCCGGTGCCGCTGGGTCTACCGGCCCTACTGGCCCCATCGGCCCGACGGGCCCTGCAGGCACAGCCGGTGCAGCGGGTTCTGCTGGCGCTGTGGGCCCCACTGGCCCTACTGGTGCAGCCGGTGCGGCGGGTTCTGCTGGCGCTGTGGGCCCCACTGGCCCGACAGGTGCTGCTTCGACCGTAGCTGGCCCTACAGGCCCGACTGGTGTTGCTGGCCCTACAGGCCCAGCCGGATCAGGCGGTAGTTCCGGCACGCTGATCACGGGCACGACCACTGATGGCGTTGAGCTTGACATCGGCAATATCTCTGGCTTTGCTGTGTCATCGGTCACGTATTGGGACGCAATTTGTGTCGCCGAGCAGACCGATGGTGCTGCGAATAACTATGCGGTGATCCACCTTCGTGGTATCGTCCAACGTGTTGGTAGCGCATCTGCTGCTGACGTTGGTGGCCTGCTTGAAGAAGTTATCGGTCGCTCGGACACAGCACTGGGAGTGGACTTGCGGTGCGCGAGCGGTAACCTGCATGTGTATGTGACTGGCAGCGCGAGCAAGACATACAAGTGGAGTGTCACCTTGAACACAACAACTTTGGCGGCATGACATGGCAACTCGTAGCAGATCAATCTCATTGGACGCCACAAAGAACCAAATCTTTGCGAACGTCCAATCAACGGCCACGGCCACCGGGGCACAAACCATCGCCTCTGGTGCGCCGTCTACGAAAAGCGTCGGTCTATCTACGGCTTCGTTTGTCGTG